CGATTCTTCGAAGCCATAGCTTTGATAAGCTCGACTTGCTCGGGTGTTCTTTCTAAAGTAATTTTCATTATATTAAATTTCCTTTCTTAGAAGCTGATTTTGCAGAGAAACTTGTCTGATCCGGATAAAGCTAAAACTGTTCCGAACGAACGAGTGTCAGCCACTTCTGGAGTTGTTCCATCGTCGCCGTCATCATTCCAGTCGCTTGTAGCAGCACTTAATTTTCCGCCTGCGGCGAGATATAATTTCGCTCCTACTGCAGTTGGTACTACGCCAAAAGCTGAGGAATCAAGAAGAACGAGTCCACGAGTCAAAACAGGAACTGTTTGACCAGGAAGAACTGCTTGTGCTTCATCAAGTTTTTGTTTATAATAGAGAAGTTTTTCTCCATTTTCGTCGTACGCCAAGGTTTCACGCAATGTGATTCCTACGGCTACGTCGCCAGCGTCAGCAGGTTCAACTGTCATACCGTTATAGGGGTATGCATTGTATCCGATGTGTGCACTTGTTGGACTTGCTCCGAGATACTTTCTAAGCTCATCGCCAGAAGCATGCTCGCTAAGTCCACCAGGCAGATCACCGGGCAGTTCACCTGTTTTTACTTTGACCACAACACCAGAATCATGATCTCCAGATGCAGCTTCTGTCCAACCAGCAAAGCCAGCTGCTTCAGCAGATGTATCTAAAGAGAACAAATTCAAAACGTCATGTTCACTGTAGTCACGGTATGGTAGTATTCTTTTTGCCATAATTTTTTTCTTTCTATATATTAGTATGAAATTTTAACAGAATCTTTGAAAGTTTTTGCGAAACGATCGCGAAGAGAATCTCCCTCGGAAGAACTCTCGTTGTTGTTGATCACCGCAGCCTCTTCAACTTCAAGAGCGTCAAGAGCTTCGGAAACTTCATCAGAGGTCTCTTCAACAACTTCTTCTTGAGTTTCGGATGCTTGTGCAACTTCAACTTCTTCTGTTTTTTCTTCTGTCGCAGCTTCGACTGTTTCGAGGCGCTTTGCAACTTCTGCAGCCACACGCTCTTCGAATGCCTTTTGCTCGGCAGCGATAAATTCTTTGTTTTTGTGTTTCCAAACTTTAGCAAGCTTTTCTTGGTAACCAGCAAAACTTTCTTCGGTTTCGTCGAGGCTAGCAAGTTCAGATGCTACGATCTTGGAATCTTCTTCATCAAGGTCATAGATTTCGTTCAACAACTCCATGCGGGCATTGAAACGAACTTCAGATTCGCGAGCAGCATTCTCTTGTTCGAGAGCTGAAAGCTTTTCTTGAGTCGATTGTAGTTGCTGCTCCACTTCACCCATTTTCTCTTGAAGAGAATTTTGAGCCTGAACAGCTTCTTCTTTTTCAGCTTTAGCCTTTTCAAGATCAGCAACGTATTGTTCGCCTTTCTCGCGGATAGCCTCGATAAACACTTTAGAGATGCTTGCGACGCTCTCTTCAGAGAAATCTTGGTTGCCAAGCTTTTCGTCTAAAGCTGCTCGGAATTCATTTATTATTGTGTCTTTGTCCATAATATTATTATTAGGTTCTTTGTTTAGTACATTTTCTTGAGAGGAATGGGAAGTTTTTTTGCTTTTTGTTATGATCTTGTCGATTGGTTGATTTCTGCTTGAAGCTTTTTGCTCGACTTCTTTTTTGTCTGCAATCAAACCTTTAACGTCAGCAGCGGGGTTGGAGGTGAATCCAATTCCCAGTGGATAAATCTCACCAACAATCAATCGATTAACCTTGCGGCCATCTTGAAGTTGACCTTTTCCTCCTAAAGATTTTAAATACGGAGAGTATGCTTCGATTTCTTGGGGATCAGATATGATCGAAGATTCATGCAGATCATCTCCGCCGACAGATATCACATAATCATTAAAACCAACTTCCCAACTTGTGGAAACGGTTTGATAATAATCGCTCTCTGGATCGGTCGAGTTCATCACTAGATCTGCAAATTCTTTGCTGGCAGTTTTGTAGACCACTGCGGCCAACGCTATATTGTATGCTCCTTCAGTGATCAAGGCTTCATCATCAGAAATCAATTCAGAAGAATCTCCATATCTAGAGAATCCAGCAGAAACAATGTGACCAACAATTCTGTCTCGATCATGCTCAATGTTGGTTGGTTTGTGAACGAAGTAGTCTTTGATTGCCACGGCTGCCTCGCTGGCAATGCCGTCTCCATTTTTGTTAAATTTATTTACTACCGCCGCATTGAATGCGACACCAAGCAGGTCAATGTTTCGATCAAGATCAATATCTTGAGGGATCAATGGTCGTAGTGATTCCAGAGAAGCTTTGCTGATGTTCGACTCTTCAATGTCGCTTGAAGCAAAAACTACGCTGTCAAATGTTGTTGTATATTTATATTGTTTAGACATTTATGTAAATGTTACACTTAGTTTATAAACATGGGAGTAAAAGTATAATTTACATTTTCCACCTTTACATTCATCATATCATAATAAAGTTTTACCATCCAATTTCCAAGCACCAATGCGGAGTACGAGTCTTTTCTTGCTTTTTCGGGTCCAGTTTGCCGTTTTAAACTTGGCGGCAAATCAAAATTCTGAGTGCCACTAGCAGAGGTTGTTATCTGAATCAAGGAGCATTCTGTTTTCATTAAATTGAGCATATCAAATTGATGCTCCACAAAGTCGATCATTTTTGCAGCATTTGTTTGACGCTCTAAACTTTGGGAGGTTCTCAAAAACTTTATGTCTTGAATGGGTATTTTTTTGTTGCGTTGTTCGTTGTATGAATCATCAATCGCGCGACTTGCGAAGTAGATTCTTTTGTGATCAAAATTTGCCTGCAACAATTCGTTGGCTAATCGTATCCATTGACTTGTTGGTTTTCGCAGATAGCAAATTGTTTTGTCTTTTAGATTGTATTCTTTTTTTCCTTCGGTTAGTTTTTGTTGATAATTTTCTAGATCATCAAAATTTGTGTTCAAGCATTTTATGTTTATGTTATGTTTCTTAAACAAACTACTTTCATTTGCAGCATTGATAAACTGAACACCACCATTATAGTCACCAATGATAGATACAACATTAAAATTACTCAACAAATAATGAAAATAAAATATGTGTTGTTTTAAATTTGCTCCACTTAATGCATAACTGTGAACAACAGTTCCTATTTTTTTGTCGTCATTCAATTTTAAAAGTATCATTGCGAAATCATCACTGCTTTCATTTTCTGCCCAACTTGGGTCAAATGCAAGAATATATTTTTCTTTAACATCTCCAGCCACTTCGATGCTCGGACTTTCTCCATCTTTTAATGTGCAAGCGGCCATTTTGGAGGTCTTGAAATAACCACTGCTATCGTCTGTGAATATTGAACCAAACTCTCGATCAAACTGACTTTGACTCATTGTGGACTTGGCCTGATCAAGCAAATTTTTGTCGTACAATTGTTTTGGCGCACAATCATAGCTAAATTGCATGATGATTCTGTTTGCGTCTGTTTGTTTGGTGCTTCCTGTTCTAATCAATTCCTCAAATTGCTCATAAGCTTTATACATATATTCAAATTTATAACTTGCAGATGATAAAGCAATCAATTTATTGTTTGGCCACACATGACGATCCTCTTCTTTCATTTCCCCTTTGGCAATCAATTCTGTTTCAAGATTGTAAAGCTCTTCTCTTTGAGTGGGATTCTCAACTACACTCAAGAACGGAATGATAACCTCATTGTAGATTCGCTCGGGCATCAGTGCGAACTCGTCAATAATGATTCTGTGAAAACGAAAACCACGAAGCTTTTCACCGTCGCCCAAAGGCAATGCGCGAATTCGACTGCTTCCAATTTCCAGCAACCATTCATCATTACTTTTTGATTTGTGAGTTATGCATTGATTCAAGTAAAGTGCGCCAGGCTTGGAAGCTATATCCTCTATCTTTTTGAATATCATTTTTGCTTGACGAAATGATTTTGATAGAATTCCGATCTCAACTCCCTGGTTTAATATTGCATCCATATATGCATAAATTGCCGTGGTAAATGACTTACTCATTCCTCGACTCCATACGCCCATAAAATAATCAGTTGTGAACATTGACTTGATGGCCATATGCTGGAAAGGAAAAAGCTTGACTCCACTGATTAAATCTGCCGAGAAAGTTATATTCTCTCGCAGAAATTTATACAACAAAATTTTAGCCTCTTTTTCTTCTATAAAGCCCTCAAGCTTGAGAAGTTCTTCATTGAAGTCTTTTTCGGTTTTTCTAGATAATTGATTTCCTGTTTCCCAAGCCATTATATTTTTTTGTTGTCGATGTAATATTGTAAGTCTACGTTCCAAAGTTTTCTGCCAAGAGTTAATATTTTTGGAATCAAGCGTTCAGACTCTTCTCGACTTCCTGTGAATATGAACTGACACGAGCCAGCAAACTCGTGAGCCAACACCCTCATGTTGTGATAAATATATTTCATGTTTGACATGTGTGGGGCCCAGCGATTGCTTCTCTCGATGCTTGATGTACTTCCCTCTGTGACCACAAAAAGGTAGCTATCAAAATCTCTAGTCCTTTTAAGTTCTTCGCGGAATCTTTCATAATTGTTTTTGCTCAAAGTCGATTTAAAGTCTTGTTCGCTTTTTCGATCCACATAAGTATAATCATAATGCTTTGAGCCTACAGCATAATCCCCAAAGTCAAGTTTGAGAGATTCTGAATTTTTAAATTCAAGAGGCTGCTGTTCGCGTGTGTCAATAAATATCTTGACATCTTGAGGCACAGGGTCATTCCAAGCGGATGGAAGCTGAGATCCAAACATGGGTTTGACTCCTGCCTGATGGCAAGCCGCAGTGTATGAACCAAAATGTTTTTGATAAATATCTACGGTTGGAAGTTCATTGATCTTTAATTCCAGATGCGAAGGAGCAAGACTCAAATTTTTTTGATCAACTCTCTTTTTCAGTAAATCGATTATATAAGCAGATACAACTTCATCGCTTTCTGAATCGCACCATTTTAATAATTGATCTCGGGTAGAAAAATCCTTACCGAAATATTGATCTTTATTTTTAAAAGGTAATGGCTCACCTGTATATAAATTTTTTCTTGGATAATGTTCTACATAATATTCCGCAAGAGTTACCTTGTGAGAGCGAAGATGCATGTGAAGCTTCTTTTCGCTTTCAAATTCTTGAGAGCATATTTTACAAACGTTCATTTCTCGAAATCTAAAATCTTTAAACCGCTAGAGTGAAATCTTCTTCTTTCTCCAATCAAACCTTTTCTCTGAAGAAACCAAAATGCAGCCACAAAAAATCTTGGAATCTTCAAACCAAACCCACGCGTACGCTCGACCACTGGAGTCTCAGAATATAATCTTCTATATAAAACGGGGTACAACACATTATTCATCTGACAATCTTCAATTTTTATGTTTCTAACCCTTGGTCTCTTGGCATCATCATAATCAGTCCAGTTTCCTAAATCAATGCAGGCTCCATCCCAAAAATTTCTAAACGAACCAACGAATTTGCATCGAACAAAAGAAATGTTTTTCGCGCCACCTTTACAGGTTATATGCTGTTTTGTTTTGCCGCTAGAAATGAATGTGCAATTTATAAATTCTATATTTTCTCCACGCACAATATCAACGCAATCTTCGTAGCCTCCGATGATGATTGAGTTCAATACCTTTACATTTCTACAGCAAGATAATTTTAATCCTTCCGCGACTCCCTTGCCGTCGATTGTGCAAGAGTCGATTTCTATGGAAAATTCTTCTTGACCTGCTCGCCAAGAAAATCCTAAAGCGTTTTTACCGTAAAACTTGGATTCCGAGTTTTCTTGCGTGGGCGATTTAAAATACTGACCCTTGAATACTTTCCGCTCACACGACATCTTCTTTAGAAATTCCCAATACTCTGGCCTTCCAATCTGGCATAGACTCTAATCGATCTGCTTCTTCGCTTGCAGCTTGTTTTTGCATTTGAGCAATCTTGACCATGACCTCCCGCTCTTCTTCTTCTTGAAACAATTGAACCAATGATAATATACTTGCATTTTGTTGCTGTTTACTGTTGATTCTTTTTGATCGGTCACCTTGAAGTTTTTGGATAAGTGATTCCATACGTTTTTCGCATTGATTGTATTCTTCGCTTTTTGTTTTTAATAGTTCTGCCAATCGAACAGTTAGATCTTGCTGATCTTCTGCTTCATCAAACATTCTATTTAATTTATTGATTGCACTTTGAATATTTTTTAAATGAATATAATCCATACATACATTGATATATAAATTAATTTCATCACTTGTTAAATCTGGTTTGTCCCAGGTTGCACGAACAAATTCTGCCTCAAATAGATCTCGATCAGCCTGACTATCGTAAGTATTGATCACTTGAATGAATCGCGGAGATGCGAGAAAGCCTCCAAGAGATTCAATTCCCTTTCTCTCGGACATGCTCAACTTATCTTCGTTGATGTTTGTTTGTGCAGAATCATTTATTTTTTTGATGATTTTGCTTGCAGCTTTTGGGGGAGAATATCTTCTGTTTATTGCATCTTCTGAAGGAGGAGTCTTGATTGAATCGTTCGCATCAACATATTCAAACACAGCTTGATACTCTTTGGATGTATGGGTGATTCTGGCTTCAGGAAAAAGCACCGAAGCCACCTGTGCGCAAGTCATTCCGTTGGACACGGACTCATCCACGAAATCTTTTTGATCTTGAGTTAGTTCAATATTATCCTTGGGGTAAATGTGCTTGGTTTCATATTCTATTTCATTGCTTAGCAAAAATTCTCTAACCGCCCTGCCCTGCTTGCTTCTTCCGTCGACCTTTTCTGCGTCAGGAAATGCTAGCCTTGTCAGCTCGGTTAAATCGGTTATGTCTCTTGCGTTTTCGCGGAGAATTTGTTTTTGTTCTTTTGTTAACTCCATGGCGGAACCCCTCTTACAGCGATTACATCTTGTGTTTTTAAAATTTCTTGAGCTTTTTGTTTAAAAATTTTCTTTAAGTTTTTGATTTGCTTGTAACCAGCTTTTCTGCCTTTCTCGCTGGTCTTGTAGCCCATTCTCTTTGCAACCTCTTCTTCATCCATATGCTCAACAAATAAAAGTTCATATACCTGATACTGTTTTGCAGATAATTCTTTTTGCATGTGTTCATTTAATTTTTTGTGTGATTCAATGATGTCGAAATTGTGATCTTGCATGGCTCCAACTTCGTGCGTATGATTTTCTAAAGCCAAAGCCATCTTGATTCCATAGGCAGGTTTTTTGGTGCGCTCCCATTTTGCATATAAAGGGCAACTCGAGTCTTGCAGCCCACTTTTGGTGAAGCCGCACAGAGAAGATTCTCCTCCATCTTTTGTGGCACAAGATTGATTAAATGGGCAGTTGAGGCAGGGTCTCACGAAATTGCTATAATTGTTGCGCAAGATATTTTTCATCTGATTGGTGATGATTTTATTGATCCATGGCTTCAAGGATCTTCTTTGGTCCCATTGATCCCATTTTTTGTAGATGTGAGCTTTTATGATTTGTTCAACATCCTCAAAATCAAACCAGGCAAGAGAATCCAAGAACCATTTTCCCCTGCGCTTTCTTACCTCTAAGTCAATCTCGTCGGACTTGTCCTCGTATGTGAATTTAGGACTTTCTTGGTCTTCCACGTTTCTTTGCTTTTTTTGGTGTGGGTTTTTCGGGTTCTGCTTCTGGATCCAACTCCTCCAAAGGAATTATATCTTTCAAGCTAAATTTGTTTTTATCCTGCTCGATACTGTATGACAATTTCGATATATTCGGAACTTCATAAACATCTGAGCCATCAGGATCATATGAATCTTCATCTTGGACTGGGCGAGATCTTAATTTTCTCGCGGGCGTTTTTGTTGTAACAGTGGTTGGTTGTTTTGCTGCAGATAATATGTTCAAACTCTCGCCACAACCACCGCAAAATTTTGGTGCCTGTAAAGAGTACATATTTTTGAAGCCACAATGAGGACAATAAGAGAAAGCCATAATGATATATTATAGCCTAAAAAATAATTATATCAAATAACCACTTATAACACGCGATTGTTTTTTTGTAAACTCTTCAGCTTCTTCTCCCCAAACTCTGTTTTCTTTTACATACTCCAAACAGATGATGCCAAGAATTTTTCCGTTCAATGTTTTTATGGGTCGAGCAAAGAAACTTTTTACACCCTTTTGTTGAAGAAATGATTTAAAACCTATATCTTGCTTATATTCTTCTGACTTTGGGCACTTGAACGTTTGTTCTCTTGCGATGGTTTCGATCAATCCATGAAAATTCGATGTTCTGATGTTTTGAAGTCTTTGACACTCAGAGCTGATGCCTTCACTGACCACCTCGTAAGTGCAGCTTAATTTTTGCTGACTTCTTCCAGAAAAATAATGCTCACCGTTGTGAAATTCAAGAATATATACTCGATCCGCCTGTGCCTCATCAAGAACATAATTTAATGCAGAGACTATGTTGCTATGGCAGTTTGGATCGTACACAAATTCCTTACTTTTCTTTTCATCATACTTTAATTTCAACCACATACCTACAACTGCTGTTATCGCAGAAACAATACCAGTCAGCACGCTTAATATATCAAGTCCACTATTCATTTTTTAAAAATCAAAGAAGCAAACGAACAAAAAAGAACAATACCTATTATCAATCCAAACCAAATCCAAGGCCCAAGATAGTCATAATTTTGTGATTCATTTACAATAGATAATACATTAGAATCAACCGTAGGAGAATCTATTTTGTCATGTTTTTCTGTTTTCTGTACAAACTTTTTGGAGCACGAACAAAAGAGCAAGCAAATCAACACTAAAAATCTCATCGACGCTTGCTTGGAATTGCATAAAATCCCACTACCATAAAACATAAATCCATGAAAGATGCAAGCATCAGCCCGCCAGTCATTTGCACCATCTCCCAGTCTTTGCCTCCAAATATCCAACTAAAAAATCCTAATTTCGCGCCATCTCCTTTTGGAACAATGATGTTGTATGTTATGCTGGGATTCATGGCATAATATATCATCAAAAAACACATCGTAAAAGTGATGCTCATGAAGAGTATTCTGCGAGTAACCTTTACAAATGGATCTCGCGCGTTTTCTGATTGACTTGCGATCAATGCATCAAGCATTTTTTCATCGCGCGCAGCCAGTGCCAATTGATCTTGCCTCTTTTGCTCCAGCCATGCATTTATTAAGTTGCAAGCCAGTTTTATTCCGGCTCCTATAATTGTATTCAATATCGGCCCCATACATTATATATACACCGCTTTACTTAAAAAATATTAAATTATGTGTAATATATAGCATGTCACAAAAGTCTATTCTTGAAACACTAAGTAAAAATTTAAATTCTTATCAATCAACATGCTGGCTTAAAACCGAAAATGCCAAACTCAATGGCGCAACTCCAGCAGAACTGATGATGGAAAATAAAACCGATAAAGTGGCAAAAATATTGCCCGACGAAATAAAAAGAATTAAAAATAAAAAAAGTTAATAGCTCCAAGCCGTAGCCCATATCCTCTGGGAATCAGTTTGCCCCTCAAGGCATCTGAAGCTTGCATGATTGATTGGAGTCATATTGAAATGATTGAGCCCGTCGGGAATAGATTCCTCTTGGCCGACATCTAAAATTCTTTCTTTTGGGTATTGCATATTTTCTAGCAGAAAAACTGTTATGCCTGAACCAATAGGCTCCCATCCCGCTGGGCCTGAAATGTCCAGATTTGTTTGAGACATTTTCAGCAAAATAAATTTTGCTGGCTCAGGAATATCTAGACTGGAACCAAAATTGTCTATATCCGCCACGCGGCAATCAAAATAATCGTATCCTGCTTGTGTGTATTTATTTACTTTGGACAGTAAAATATCATTTGTTTCATTCCATTCAAATACTCGATCATCATGATGCGGATAAATTGATTTCATCAAAGTATTGAATGGTACTTTATATAATTTTTGATCAACTGCTTTTTGCACAACAAAACAGTCTTTGTCTGGGTCAAAGTATTGAGTATTTAATTTTGATAATCCACCAATCGTCTTGTTCATGTCAATAACTCCATGCTAAAATTTTCATGGAATGCAGGTAACCTTTTGAGTTGCCAGATTTAATATCTATTTTTATTTTATTAGCAGGCTCCATATTTCTGTTTGGAAAAGATACGTTTGGTATTTTATTTGCAGCAGACAAAGGTCCTAGTAATTTTTCAAGCCTATTAAATTCTGATCGGTCTCCCCGTAGAAGCTTTATAAATTGATCTTCAATTTTTTGTTTACTGACTTCTTTAGATTTAGAATCTAAATCTACATCCTGAACGTTCTCAAGTATGACTAAAATTTTTTTTCTTGAACCTATTGCTGGAGAAACAATTCTATAAAAACCACGATATTTCGTAAAAACATCAAGATTATCAATATCAAAAACAAAAAGAAGCCTCCTGCAAAATGCTGGCACAGCGATATCATCAAAATCAGCGACCTTCAGAGTTCTTGAGGTGGTTTGATTGGCTCGCACTTCAATCTCTTCATTCAATATGTCTTTTACGTCGTCTCGACCCAAAAAAACCCAAGAAGTCTTTGTTATGGCTCTTGCTTTCGTGTCTATTCGGTCAATTAATGACTCGATTCCGATTTGGTAAGCTTTACCGCTTTTTTCAACAATTACTTTATCTTTTTCTATGTCTAATTGTTGATGATGATCTATTAAATCAAGATTTCCAAAATTCATTTAGTTCCAGGCTATTATTTTGACATAATACAACTCCCAAGGGGCAATATTCCAGTAATCTATTTGCCTTGCTGTCGCCTTGCTTGCCATATAATCATTTTGCACCTTTAGGGCTATCTTCACGGGGTCCAGCATGGGTGTGGGTGTAAAGCTAATTTGCTGGTTGTCGCTGTTGGTAGGACCGCTTGAAGGTGAAAAAAAATTAAACATTTTGTTACCAGTTATCGTGACCCACTGTTGAGCTCAGATGGACATGAGGAGTGATAGATAAATTTATTTTCCCGGCATCTCTGTATGTGGGGTTTTTTCCAGAATCAATGTCTATTTTTCGATCTTGCGGAAAAGAAATATTTTCCACAACAAACATTTTTTCTTGAATCGGATTTGCTATGTCCGAAGCTTTAGTAAATGCGCTAGTGGCGTTTATATAATTTGCATATGAGTCTCTTGGAGAATCAAAATTGTTTGCTGTATTTTTGGTATCGATTATTTTAATTTTGCCCCTTGGCACAAAGAAATTTAAACCAACATTTCTGGAGCAAACAACACACAAATAGTTTTGAGCTGTCTTTGGTATGCCCGTAGCATTTCCATCTTTATCTACAGTCACATCTATATCGTTAATTCTAATTTCGCTCGCAGTCAAGCCGCCTCCTGTGCTTGGATGATCTTTGTTGGCCGTGCCCCCAAACTGAAAACCTACAATTGTAGCAGGCTCATCTAGAAAATTCCACTGCCAATCTGTTGACCCAGGAAGTTCGGCAGATCCATTGTTTATCATTTCGGTGATTGTGGAAGAATAAGTTCCTTTGTTATTGTCTCCTTCGCTTTGAATAATAAACTTGTCATTTCCAGGCTCAAAATCTTCAGGATCCAGTTCGGGTAGTTCGTGAATTTTTTTGTTGCTCATGAATCTATTGTTACACTATTTTTTCTTAAAAGAGGATTGCAAAGTTTTTGCACATCTTTATTTTATTGATTCTTGAATATGTTTTCAATTATATAAAATTATATAGTTTTTGAATTTTTGATGAGCGCGCATTATCATAAAACATGAACAAGCATTTAAGCGTCGTGAGCACATTGTTGCTGTTGTTCTACATGGGGTGGTTCATGTGGGAGCAGAATCAAGTGATAAAAAAACAAAATCAAGAAATAAATCAACTAAAACAACAAATATTGATTCAAAATATATTCATGGGCATGGCACAAAAAGAATCAATAAATTATCAATAAAAAATTTAAAAACTAAAAAAAACGATTAACATCTAACATGACAGATCAAAACACTCAAAATAAAGAATCAAACAATAACGCCTCGCCCGAACGCGAACAAGCTGCCGTGGTATTGGCCAACGAATTTCTTGGCCGAGCAACACTCGGAGAAGCACTTTCCCAGGTTTCCTTGAATGCGCTCATTCAATTGTCTCAAAATAAAGCTATTGAACAAGGCCGCGAACAGGTCAAGGAAATGACCGACGACCAAGTCGCAGATTTACTTCAAGCAGTTGAAAAAGCAAAAACTGAAGATGCCGCGAATCAAGCAGTGGAAGAGGTCAGCGAAGAAAGCGCCGAAACTGCTGCAGCGAGTTAATAATTTCGCTTAAATTACAACAGGCGATGCGGTCTGTTACTATGTCAGAACCCGGAGTAGTTCCCATGCTATATCCGGGTTCTTTTTCGTCCATGCGGATCAAGTAACTTATGAAATCATGAGCGCCGTGGCGCTTGAGCCAATTCCAATACAATGATCTGGTGCCAGGGGGGCATTGAACAAGAATATCTTCAAAACAATATGTTTTTGCATACAATGTGACATCGCGAAAACAAGATATTTCGCTCGGCGGTTCGGATAAGCAAGATTCAATGATTAATTTCATTTCGGTTAGCATGTCTGTCGCAATAGCATGCCCTTTTATTGTTTTTTTCAATTAATTCATCATAATTTGAACTACCTGGATCTTCTGACACCGAAGTGTCTTCATGTAATTCCAGTAAAATAGGGTTTTCCGCAATATTATAATTTACATTGTAACCAAGATCCTCAAAAATTCCTAAAGTTATCTCAGAAAGTATACCTCGAGCATAATCATAATAAGGAGTCATTAATTCATTCATAAAAGATGGTTGAATTTTTCCATTAAAATTTTTAGCAAATTCTGCCAAATGAGTAGATGAACCCTGCATAGGCAAAGAATTGTAATAATAATCGGTTAAATTTTTTCCAAGATCATTTAATTTGTTAATAACAAGATTAGCATACATTAAGTTTCCATAATAACCTTGGTATTGGGTTGGGTAACCGTCTTCGCTTTTTAAATTGTATTTGTTGAAATAATAAGAGCTTAAACCTAGGGCGTGCAAAATTTCATGTAATACAATATAATAAACCAAGGTTTTATCATCGTGTAAAATCCTATTTGATGCCTCAGAGTTAAAGTCTATTTGATCAATAAATATTGTTCCAGAGTTGATTCTGTCTCTAGGCTCTGCATCAATTGTTGTTTGACTTGCATCGTTTGTTCTGAAAGTTTTTATTTCAGAAACCTGAAGAGAGTATACCTCCCAATTATCACCAGCACCTACAAGGTTAACCCTATAAATAACGACATCCTCTGCGGTATCATAAATATAGTTTGAGGCAAGATAAACAATTGAGCCAATAATATTTCCATCTTCATCGTATTGTTTTGACACGCTGCTCACATAGTAAACTTTTCTTTTTATTAAAACGTAATACCCCCCTAGGGCAGACCCAGAAAGATTAGATGTTAAATCTCTGTTTGAATAAAGAATGTTCGAACCAGAAGAAATGCTCGCTGTGCCCGGCAAAATATCCGCGTTAACAACTTCTAATTCAATATAATGAACCTGACTGGATTCACATTGAAAAATTGCGGCATGTCCAGCACGTTCAGCCTGCAGCGTATCAGTAGACATAGTAGCAACTCTACCCACATTTCTTTTATCCCCTTCTTCAAAGCCATCGACGCAAACATTAATGAAGAAGACAAAGTCATTGTCGTCATAACTGTAATTAATATTTATTTCATAAAAATGATCTTTTTTTAGCGTTCCAAGATTAAATCCCGCATAACATCTTAATCTACCGGTTGATGTAACTTCAAAATGCAAGCGGTCTGCATACGAAATTTTATTTAAATATGAACTATAAGAAACCGGGGTGCTAGAATTAAGGTTAAAAATCGTTTGTAATTTTTTATTTTTGAATAGGCCATTTTCAATCGAGTCTGACACATTGGGCCTGGCTGCAGCAAGTGTACCCCCAGACCTAGAATCCTCTAACGGTAAAAAGAATAAATTAAAATTATAAAATTGATCAAGCATAGATTCACATTTTTGTATTGCTTTTTCTATTTGTAGTCTTTGATTTTCGTTTATATTTATATAGTAAAATGGTTTAATGCGAAAACCTTCGTTGCCTGTTCCATAAACAGGAAATGAAGTGTGCCTTGGATATTCCATTCCTACGCTTAAATTTATGTTTCGGACTTGAGTATATGCATAGTATTGATAAAAGTTTATTGTATCCGTTATCAAGTCTATTTCGATATTAGGGAATATAGGACTTACAGATATAGTAATCCAATCAAATAATCGATTGCCAGAATTTGATAGATAGAACTCCCCTTCTTGTAAATAATTTTGTTTCCACACTGATATTGCATCATCTTTAGATTGATGCGAAGAAACAATTTGCCCCGCAGAATCATAAATGTTAGCGTCACCAGAAGCAAAGTCAATGACCCCATAATTCGAAGAGTTTATAAAATTAATAGATAAATTGCTGAATCCGCTATTTCCATTGCTGGAGATAAAAGGAATATTAAGACTTCCTTTCATTGTTGCTGTGGGTTGACTAATAAAAGGGTTAAATGAAAAGTCATTCAGCGTCACCAAACACTTGAATGACTGCTTGGTGGAATAACCCTCGTATTGAGATTGTTCCGTAAAAATATCAAAAAAACAATTGTATTCATTGTTATATTGGGAAAAATATTTCCGCAAACTTTCTTGATCCAACAAAACGGTTCCTTCTGAACTTAATCTCAAATAAGCTCCTCTTGAAGAGGCCTTTACATTGAATGATTCGATGTTCTGGGGATCATCATACAAAGAACTATCTACTTCCGGAAGAGGAAGCACTGGGAAACTAGGGTGGTGCAGCTCTACATTGCAGTATCCAAATTTAACCTGCCCGTGCTCATAAGCTTCAAAACATTGAACCAAAGCCGCAGCAAATGGATTATAACCGTAAGAATACTCAGAAGTTATGGATATATAAACGGTGGAACTGGTCGGAATAAATTCAGCTAACACGCTAGATGACTCCGCTATATTATCTAAATATGTGTTGTCCCATGGGCTTGTGCCAATTCGAATTCTTGCGTTTGCAGTGATCTCAGGAAAAATGTTATTTTTTAAAATACTCACTGCAGAAAAAACATAAGTCTCTCCGATATTTGCTTGAAAACTTAAGTAGATTCCTCCTCCAGGAAAAGTTGGGGTTATTTTTCCTACAAAATAACCCTCTATGTTGGACAATGAAGCGCTGGTTTTTGTCCATGAATTGATATCCTGTTCGCTCGAAAATAAACCTGCAGAACCAAATGGTATTGTATAATTACTGGTTGAGGAAAGTTCTACCTTTTGAAAACTTGAAACATCTTCATCTGAATAACAAGCAGTGAAAGGAATATTTTGACGATTATTAGAAAGGAATTCCCATATTTCGCTCTCCCTTATAATTTCCAAAGAAAGTTGATGGTTGCCATATTTAATACCTTCTTCGGTTATTGGGGCCTTGCCTCCATAAACTTCACTCATTTTATGAGGCTCGATAAAAGCTTGAGAATCGCCTTGAGCGTCAAGATCGGCATTTGGAAGTTGAAATGAATGTTCTTCCATTTTGGCAAATAAATTTTTTAAGTTTTGATCGGTTACAGCTCCTTCGCCAAGCTTTGCCTCAATAAAAGCCTTAAGATCTTGTATCGAGATCTGACCGTCTTGAGGGAATTCAATCATTTTTTATTTTGTATTTTTGCAATTACATATTTTAATATTTCACTTCTTTTTATGTCTTCTGCTCCAAAATGAAAGGTGTGTATTCCTTTTTCTTTGCTTTCTGCATCATTGAATAATCCGTACATGTCCGCGAAACCGCTTTTTCCATTGATGTCGCTTTGCATGGGATCGCCGCAAATGATCAACTTGCTGCCCTCGCCAAGGCGAGTCATCAAGGTTGTCAATTCTTTGAATGTGAAATTTTGAGATTCATCCGCGATTACCACCTCGTTGCGCCAACTTGCGCCGCGAAGATAATTGATTGGCATGCCTTTTACTATTTCTTTTTCTTTTAATATACTTGCCTGACCAGGAATCAATAACTCATCAAGCTTTTCGTTCATGGGCATCATGTATGGGTTGATTTTCTCGGCCATTTCTCCGGGAAGCGCGCCGAGGCTCTTTTCGCCACTTTCTGCGATGGTTCGCACATAGGTGATGCCGCGCTCATTGTTCATGTTGAAAAGCTGCAGAGCGCCGTATATGGCAACGTATGTCTTGCTGGTGCCAGCAGGGCCACTGATGAACACAATTTTACTGTCATTGTCGAATATTATTTTCAACAATTGTGTTTGTTTGTCAGTTAAACTTATTTTCTTTAACTTGATGTTTGTTTTGGTTAATGATTTACGAATTTTTTCAATTTCGTCTTCATTCACGATTTCGGGTTTTTTCTTGCGTCGAGGCATGATATATATTATATTAACATAAGTTACACGTTTTTTTATGTTTTTTAAAGGCGGACATTGTTATTTATATATGTGCAAAATTGATTGTTTTAGAAAGGGCCGCCGATTTTTTTTGAGCCAAGCAATATGTTGTAATGTATGATGTTCAATTTCATATTGAAAAAAGGCACCCCCCGCCACTACTGCACAATTCGATTGCAAAATGAATTCATTTAATGGGTAGGGTCACACAGGGGGAGGGGGTATCGTGCAATAAAATAATTTAAAGTTTTTCTTGACTTTTCAAGGTTTGTGTGCTATGTTGTTTATATGATTAAGAATAATGATGTAGTAGTTGACCGCAAAGGTCAAATTTTTCAAGTCGTCGATGCGTCCTACAAGACCGATCGATTGGGCAAACAAATTCTTTGCCGTTTGTATCGCTCGCAAAAGCGTGTCGCTTTCATGCCTTGGCAAGTTAAGAAGCACCCTTTCTTTTCTTAAAAAAAATAAACTTTTTTCTTGCAATTGCATCAAAAATAAACGATAGTAATAGTATGAAAGAAATTAACAAACCACAACCAAGACTCCAACAAATCACAGCCGTAATGCGTAAGGCTCGACTTGAAAAGAGACAAGCTTGGATACTCTCAGCCATCATCGACATTTGGGACGCTGAAGCCTTAAGAATTTGCAGAAACTAAAATAACATGAGAAAAGTAACACAACAAATCAAACAAGCATTTGAACGCCGCCAACCTTTAAGCGTTGGCAATACCATGACCGACGGCGAGACCGTTTGGCTACATGGCAACGCGATTGTCAAACGCGATCCTGACGGGCTCGTTAGATGGTCGCTTGCGGGATACAATACGCCCACCACACGCGAACGCGTCAACGGCATAGCCAATGCAGGCGTTCACCAAGTCAAGTTTGAGCCTGTGCTAAACGGTCAAGAAATTGACCCATTCGATTGGTTTGCATCCAATACCGCAATTCCTGATCCACTTGTGTTCTAAGTAGCACAGGGTCAACGACTTAGGGCAAACCGCCTACGCGTTTTTTGCGTAACTCGTTGGTATACAACAACTTACAACAAACCTAAAACTTTTCTTAAAATAAAACAACTTTTTTTTGCGTGTTTACATAAGTACTTGATAATCAATAGTTTATGATACAAAGTTTTTTTTGCTATGTGCTTGACTTTTTTGAATTTTTAATATAGTTTGTATATATAGTAAGTTAAACAATTAAAGAATAAATAAAATGAAATTATCACAACAAAAAATACAAGCCCTCTTTTCAATACTTGCCGACGCTGACGAAGGTTGCAACGATCGTGCTTGCGACAACTTGGCAGAAGCCTTTGGTGGTAAACTTGGGCTTGGCGAAGTTGTTTCCTTGCCTTCCGAGTTGTCATCCGAAAAAGTTGTTTCTGAAATACAAGATCCCGAGTTGTGGTGGGAATCAGGTTGTGTCGAAGCTTGCGAAGAAATACTTGAACTTGTAAAATAAAGCTTGCGCTTTTAACCTTTAACCCTATAATAAAGTTATGAATAAAATTGAAGTTAGAATAAAAAAATGGTCAACGCATTGGTCTGTCAAGATCTTTGATACAGGAACTGAATATCCTAGAGTTAGAAGTGCATCTAGCCTTGCGTATCTTAGGGAAATAAAAAAAGATGAAGGGTTAAATTCCCCTCGCTTTAATGTTGTCACTCAGCATTGATCCTAGCGGGCTAATAGCTCAGCGGTAGAGCTCCGTGTTGATAACGCGGCGGTCGGTGGTTCAAATCCACCTTAGCCCACCACTTTAAAAAGATTGCATAAGTTGTTGCGTATCAGCAACTTGCGTAAAAAATCCTAGGGCCGGTTTGCGTAAGTCGTTGACAGTCAACGCTTTACAACAAAATAAAAAATAATCGCAAATAAATTAAAGTTTTTTTCGCGGTTTTATGTAAGTGCTTGATTGATAGTGTTTTATGTGATGAAAATAATTGCAAATAAATTTGACTTTTGCTAGTTTATGTGCTACCTTGTAGGTATATGATTAAGACAAATAAAATGATTAACGACTTCGTAAACGCCCTTCAAGGACATGATTGGTTCTTTGACTTCTCGGATGACCATTCCGTTTGGACTCGTGGATTCAACGCAAAAAAGAATCTCGAGGCAATGGCTCATTCTCTTGTCGCCAATGGCGAGACACCTTCCGAAGTTGCAACCCTTTGGAATCAATACGCTCCCGAGCGTTTCCAAGTTGGCAATGAAACTTTTGCCCCAAAAGCAAAAGCAAAAGCAAAAGAAAAGGTTTTCAAAAACAAGCTTGCTCGTCCAAGCATGAACCAAGTCGTAAAGCTCAAGAAGGAACTTGGCATCTCGACATCCGAGGCAAACTTTCGCCTTCGTTATGGAGTCGAGCCTTCCCAATTCGAAATTGACTTTGCCCAACAAAATCAAGGTCGCTTTGTTTTTCACTTTCCAAGTCATCCCGAACTTTGGGAAGAAAAATAATTCACTTTTTTCTTGCAATTATACGAAAAATTTTTTATAGTAATAACATAATGACAAACTTAACCGAAAGAGAAAAAATCCTCATTTTAACTAAAATCCTTAAACGAAAATAATTATGAATAAAATACAAGTACGCATTAAAAAATGGTCAACGCATTGGTCTGTCAAGATCTTCGATCAAGGAATCGATTCAGAGGGCAATGATCGCCCACGGGTTCGCACTGCTTCAAGTGAAGCTTACCTAAATCAAATCATGCGAGACGAAGGTCTCAATCAGTTTCGTTTTAATGTGGTTTTTCAATAAAATCACACTTTTTGCTTGCGTAAATCTCTAATTTTTGATTAAATAATAAAATGATAAATGTACATAGAAGCCCGAATTTCTCGAATTGGTTTAGCGTTGTCTATAATGGCAAACTTGTTGACTCGGCTAAATCTCACGCACAAGCGATGCATATCGCTAGAAAATTAAGCGTAAAGTTCAAAGCCCCTATTCTCTCAAGTAAATAACCAAAACAACTATGAGTTACGATATTCTACTATTCTTGCCTTGGGTTGCAGTATTCTACATCATGCACAAAGACATCTTTAGCGACTCGTAAGTCGCTGAGAGTCAACGACTTAGGGCAAACCGCCCAGGCTCGTTTTGCGTAACTCATTGAACAACAACAACTTACAACAAAATAAAAATAATTTAACTTTTTTTTGCGTTTTGCTTGACTTTATCGGATTTTGCGTATACATTGTATACATAACATTAATTAACCTAACGAAAAAAAATATGAATTACGATATCTTGATCCTCTTGACTTTTGCTCCCGCTTTCTTCTTTATGCACAAATCCATGACCGAAAAGAAAATTGATCTTTTTAAGGATGTAAGCAAAAAAAAGTTTGACACAAAATAAATTATATATAATATAAAACTTATACATTAATTGCTAAAAAATAAAATTATGAAAGTTAAAATATCTGAAGCTTGGAACAAACACCACGGAACAAGAAAAATTGAAAATAATAGCAAAACAGATCTTGATCTTGCCGATATGCTGAAAATCTCCGAAAGAAATCAAATTGAAGAGTTGGACATTAAGATTGCAAGACTTCAAAAGTTAATCAAAAAAACAAGGCAACAAAAATCTGAAGTCAAAGCCAAGTATAAAAGAATCAGAAATAAAGTAGCCCACGATCCAAAAGTATCAATGATTACAGATGGATCCGAAAGATCAAAATTTATGATAAGGATTCATGCTCTCGGAGCCAACAAAAAAACTTTGGGATGTTCTTTTGATCAGTTCAAAATCTTTCTTGATGTTCAGCTTGAAGACGGCAAAAATTGGTCTAATTGGACAAACAGAAACATTAAAAACGCTTGGAATGTTGACCATATAACAGAAAAACAAAGTGGAGGCTCTAACCATTGGTCAAACTTTGTTCCTCGCGACCGAAAAGAAAACCTTAACAAAGGCAAGCTTGAGAGTGCTTTAAATCATTACCTTTTAGGTTGACAAATCAAATCAATTCCCTTACTCTACTATCATGAACAAAATAAACGAACTCAAAGAAATCATACGAATTCACACCTCACTTGCCGAGCTTGGTCATGTTGGGGCTCAACAACTTGTGATTAATGCACAAATTGAACTCGACGAAATACTCGAAAATAATAAAAATCAGCAAACTTTTTCCTTGCAAAACTCTTAAAATTAAACATAATTAACATCATGACAGAATCACAAAGATTAGAAATCATTCGCCAAATGGCGAGCAACAATAACGCAACCGAGCTTCCTGCAGGTCTTAAATCATTTGTTGATGACCTTCGTGCTGATATACTAGCAGAAGAATTAATCGTCGAACATGGCTTGCTTGAAGCAAATCAGCGAGATGTAGAAGATGAGGTTTCCGAGCTTGCGTCAAGTGAAGATAAAGCATCAGAGGACGAAGACTACGACAACGACGAAAACCTTGCAGACATGACGGCAGTCAGCCCATTGATGCGTGAAGTTTTTGAAGATTAATCTTTACTTGAACCTTGATTTTTGGTATAATATACGCATGGATATAGCTACAATCATCATCATCAGCAGTATAGTCGGAATCATTCGCATGATTAACCAATTCTTTTTCGGGGCAGACTTTTAATACAAACTTTTGGGAGTATAGGTCATTCACTGAGTATCGGGGCTTGACCTTTCTCCCAAACTCTTGAACATCAACGACTTAGGGCAAACCGCCCAGGTCTGTTTTTCGTAACTCGTTGACGCCCAAAGCTTTACAACAAAATAAAAATAATTTAAAAAAAAATTTGACAAAGCTACTTAATGATGCTACCTTTAGGTATGACTAAAACAGAAATGCAAAAAGAAATCATCGACCTTCACAAAGCACTCAAAGAGTGCATTTTGACTGACTCGCAAAGAGTTGCGATACGCAACGAAATCGGCGAGCTGGAAGACCAGATTGCTCTGCTCGAGTTCGAGGATCAGCCCGACATTGATTGGGGCTTTCACTCCGAATGGGAGTGATTCGCTTGACTTTCACAAAAAATTAAACTAGATTAATATCATGGAAAATTACAACGGTTGGAAAAATTGGGCGACTTGGAATGTTGCCCTTTGGTTAGATAACGACGAAAGCCTTTACAAGCTCTCTCGCCGCTTTGTCAATTACAAAGACCTTGCGGATAGACTTCAGGAGATGGGTACTCCCTGCACTCCAGATGGAGCAAGCTTCAAGGATCCAGATCTAGACACCTACGCACTCGACGAGTGGTTGATGGACGAATAGTTCAGTAAGTCATTGGTATTCAACAACTTAGGCGAAATCGCCTAGGCGAGTTTTTCGTAACTCGTTGATATATAGCAACTTACAGAATTTCTGTCGCTTTAGTGCATTTGTGCTTTTAGTTTAAATGTATTTATTGTATTTGTATTTCTATTTGTATTTGTTCTATTTCTATTTGGTATTTATTGCGTTGACATTCTTATTGCCCGCTCTACCAATGCAATTGTATAAGGTGAATGAGTTGTCGCCCGATCAATATTCGATTCAAGATTGCGAAGTGCGATCACTATATAGTCGAGAGTGCCCACAATGCCCGCGGGCTCGCCGTTGTTTAATATTTGGTAACTATTCATATCTTGCTAGGTTTTTTTGTTTAAGTTGCTTGTCGAAGTCTTGCCTAATTGCATGCAAAAGTTTTTCGTGTTGCAAGCCATCTTCTTGAAATTGTTTCATCAACTTGGATACTTGTATTGCGTCTTGCCAACCAATAACATCATCACATTTCTGCAAAGGAACAAAATCTCCACGCTGATTAAAAATAGCAACCTCGTAAGTGTCAGGATGATTTCCATAAAAACTTGTCCCTCCTTCCGTGTTCGCGACCACGCTGATAGCGTAACCATTGTCAAAAGTCATGCGTGCTTGCACACCAAGGTCTTCTGCTTGAGGATGAGGTTGGAAATTTAAATCATTAAATGTCTTCATGGTAGATGTAGATTGGCTCGTTGTTATACTTTAATACATTATGGCGAACAAATGTCTTGTTGTCAATGTTTTTTTTCATGGTTGTTTCGTTGATAAAGAAATCAGATTTCGATGTCTTGTCTTCAGAAAGAACTGCGATCACACAATTATCATTGCTTTTGGTGATGAGATACTTTTTGCTAGTTACGGAGATACTTTGCATCGTGCTTGTTTTCGTATAGGGTTTCGTATGAGTGAGCTTTTTGAGCGATGGATTTTAATGCTCCACCAACTACATTCAATAGAGAAAGTGCGTCATTGTCAAGCAAATTGTTTCTTTCCATTGGTTCGATGAGTTCGTCGTGAATGAATGACATTGCTAATTCGTTTGCCTCGATTGCATTCAAGTCTTGGACTTGTATATGATGTGGGTCGTTAAGATACATGGGTTAATGCCTCCTTGTGTTTGAGTTTGCGATGGATCACTTTCGCCTTGACCTTGTGTGGTCTTGACTTGGTGAAGAGAATCTTTTTTCTAATCTTTATCATGGTTCAATTATGACAGAGTGAGTGCAGAAGTCAAGTAAAAATCATACCAGACACGGAGGGAATCGAACCCCCAAGAGTTTAGCGTTGACTGCAATCATGCTTCTCTTCACCTCCATCAATTTGCAGCTTGATCAGGTCGTGTTGGTAAGTATCATTATGACAGACCCTTGCCTAGAGTCAACATAAAAAACATAAAATTAAAAAAAGTCATAAGCGCTTCTTCATCAACGACTTGCGCGATTTTGGCCAGGGCGGTTTGCCCTAACTCGCTTGCAACCAAGCGTTTACAACATCCGCATAAATGCAAAGCAAAGTGTATGCACTAAAGGTGAATAAAATTGATCCGAATAATAGTATTTTTTTCATATCTTTGATTTGTTAATAGCCTAACCATTGCAACACTTTTTGTGCATCATACTCTTCCTTGTCGCCCATGTCTTGAAAGAATTCGTCAATCTCTTGGCAACCATGTTGAGCAAGTACATTGAATGCTTCTTGTTGTGAGAGTTTAATGTCTTCAGCCGATTCGTAATAAGTATCTGTCATGATGTAATAATAGTTGAGTTGAGTTGGATTGTCAAGAGTCAATTCCCTCTTGAACAAATCCCGTTGAATCCTTTTTTGCCATGCCCTTCTCGATTAAGCCGACGACCACACCTTGCTTGTCAAGAAAGCGAAGGTCATTGTCATCACCATTGACAACCTCGTAACCCTTCCATGTTTTTGGAAGTTGATTGCGAAACACAACGGCTACATTGCCACCCATTTCAAGAACCATTTGGCTAAGCTTGTCGTTTGTTTCTGAACGGCTAAAGGTCAAGTGATAGTTTTTTGGAAACTCTTTGTGCTTGCCAAGATACTGAGCCATTCTCTTGAATGACTTTGTATAATCGTAGAATTGGATTGACGGAAACTTGTCAAAGATTGTTTGAGGTTTTTCTTCATTGAAAAATACAGACTCCCAAGCGATGTCGCTTGTGAGATTAAGACGAAAGACTGACTTCATACCCTTCTTTGTCGATGACTTGATTGAATTGGAAATTTCTTTCGATAGCTTGTGAAGGAATTCAATTTGCTTGTCGAAGAATAACTTTGTCTTGGCAATGCGTGATTGTTGAATGCTATTCATTTGACCACGACCCGCTGTGTTGAGGCAACTTGCCGTGCAACCTTTGCTACGCCATTGGCAAACTTCATTGCCCGAAAGATTAGCAGGAGCAAAATGGATGCCTTTAGTTACATAGCCAAGCTCCTCGCCTTTGACTATCTTTGCGTTACCTTGAGTGAGAATAGTTGTCTTAATCATGTACATAATTATGACAGATTAACTCGCTAAGTCAACCCCTAAATTGAAAAAAATAAAAAAAGTTTTGTTACGCATCTTGCTGAGGCTCAACGACTTGCGCGAAATTGCCTAGGCCCGATTTGCATAACTGCTTGAAATTCAACAACTTACAGCAATAAATTTAAAAACAAAAAAGCCTCCCCGAAGGGAGGCTATAACATACGAGGGCTTGCCTCGATTAACTCACCGACCTTTTAAAAGTCTTGTCGGCACAAGTTGCCCGAAGCACATGGCGACGATTAACTCGACGATTTCTTCCATTCATGTCCGAGAACATTACATGGCGAGAGGTGACGCCGTTTACCTTTGCAGAGAACGCTTTGCGTTGCTCGCCTTGCTTTACAAGAAGGGAAACGAAACGACCCTTGAGACTATCAACTACATTTTGGAGTTTTGGTTGCTTTTTCATAATTTTAATTTTTTTTAGGTTTAGGTTTATGGTTTGTTATGATTAAGATGCGTTTGCAGGTTGAGAAATCAAGCCCACTTCAGAGTCGAGAACGCCATGCAAAGCGAGAGAACGATTTGGCAATGCCGTGATTCCACCTTTAAGGATATGCGTGAATCCATTGTAAAGCGAGTGCATGGTGCGAGGTGAGAAGTCATCGTGTTCGGGCTTGTGCCATTGCTCGACAACATCAGCGATTTTTGCTTTGCTGATCGCACCATTTTGGTAAGCACGAATCACAAGGTCATGGGCTTGAGAGTTGTCAAGTTCATGTTCTTTGTACGCTTGGATGCGTTGCTCGTCGCTCGTCCATGTCTCGGTCATTTTGCCAAGAGTGCGAGCGATAACTTGAGACAAGTCGTTCAAGATGTTTTTAGTGTGCCGTCTTGCAAGTACAACCTCATTGGTGAAGATGAGATTTGAGCAGACAAATGGAGCATTGCCCATGCAGAGTCCTGCAGGAAAGCATTTGTCGTGCGAGTTACGAAGACCAACAATGGTTCCACGCTCGTCATTGTCAACGCCTGTATTCTTGACATGAAACAAGCCAAAGTAGCGTTGACCAAAGCGATGAAGGGAATGATAAGTGTCAACAATTTCCCAACCATTGTCTTGCATTTGGTTCTGCACACGATCCACAAGAAACGCATGACTAATGGGTTGCCAAGAGTCAGTTGCTTCGGGAGTCTTGACTGCTTGAATTTCCTTGAAGGAAGATTCTTTGGTTGCACATACGGAGAGGTTGATTTTTTTGGTCATAATTTTTTCTTTGTGAGTTATTGTCTTGATGGATTAATTTTACTAAATTTTGGCTGATCTGTCAAGCTTTTTTTTCTTCGATTAAGTTTTTTTTGTTTCGACTAATTTTTTTTGTTTGCGGTTATCGTCTTTATGTATACAAGTATGACAGAAAATGATGTTATGTCAACACTTTTTTTGCATAAAACTAAAGATTGTTGTAAGTGATTGGTATTCAATGAGTTATGAAATGCGGGCCTGGGCGGTTTTTCGTAAGTCGTTGAAGATAAGGGGTTAACGGGCCCGCCCCCACAAGCGGGCCCGTCAACCTGTTAAACCCTCTTTTCTAGCTCGTATAATTGACCAAGCAATAGATTGTGAGCAAGCCTGCGAGCAACATGATCCGGGCCCTTAAGCCCGCGCTTCTCTATTTCTGCGAGGTTGTAGCCCATTTGTCTAACCTGTTTGCGCAGGTTTTCAATGTTTTTGTTTGACATGATTAACCTTGTATTGGCTGTGAATAATGGTGATATGCCCTTTCGGCATCCGTTTTGGATTCGAAGCTCACTTCAATCAAATCCCTTTGAAAGTAGGGGTGATAAGGAGTTGGAGACTCCTCGAACCACAAACTCCAAGTATCTGAAGCGTGATTGTAAGATGGTGTTTCTAGTGGCTCACCTTGGCAAACTGCATCAATGTATTCTTTTCGTTCCATAACTTATTGTCCCCACATTTGGTTGTACATCTCAACATCAGCTTGGTTTTCTTGAACCTCGAAATCTTCGTGTTCTTTGCCCAAACTGACTGAGCAATTGTCGCTAGTAATGATGATTCTACCACCACCAACTATTGCTAGTCGTGCTTGTAGATCGTTAATGATGTTTTGTAGTTCTTCCATAATCAATACCAACAAGAATAGTAGATTCTGTGTCCATTGTCAAGTGCTTTTTTTGCATCCTCAACAAATTGAAGGTCGTTCTGCTTGTACCAATAGTCATTCTCGGGAAATGGTTCATCATTCTCGTTATGCCAAAAGTATGAATCGCTTCCCCAAAAGAATCCATTGGCTTCGGGCAATTCAAAATTCTCGATTGCATATTCCAAGTTGTCAATGTCTTGCTTGGTTAATTGCAACTCAACGCAATTAAAATCCCCCATCTCATCATCTTCTGTTTTTGCATTTGGGCAACCTTTGTCGTACCAAAGTTGTTGCATCCAACCTTGCAAGCGATTGTGCTTTCGCCACTCCATCAGTTGCACATCGTCATCCGAGTTGCGTTTGCGTGGTGGTCGTGAGTATGCGTATTGATCTAATCCCATAATTTTTCTTGTGTTATAGTTGTGCTGATTGAAAAGATGATTCTATTCTAATCTCATCTTGCAAACTTGTCAAGTCACAAATGATGTCATCCAAGACCTCTTCTGCTGACTGAACTGTGAAACCCTTAACTCCAACTCGCTCACCCTTCTCAAGATTCATTCTGTCGAACGGATCTGCATAGCGGAGATTTCCGTGAACAATGTCTGCGATTTCTTGTCTAATTTTTGCTTGAGTCATAATTACTTGCTCCAATCTACTTCGTTAAATTCAACCTCACCATGTCCAAAAATCATCTCAAAAATTCTTATCAAGTCGCTTGGAGATAAATAATCGAACTCATTGAGGATTTCTTTTTTTAGTTGTGTTTTTGTTAATTGGTCTGTGTTCATAATACTGCTAATACTTGTTTGGGTTCTAATCTTACGGCAATAGCATAGTCTACCATTTGCTCGGTGTCTTTGTCAACAAAATTCTCATACTTGTAAGGGTTATAAGTTACAGGTCTTGCTGTTGGATGCGAGTCGATCCATTCGCCCATCTGCCAATTCTCAAGATAACCATGAACGCCTGCATGAACATTTTTGCGTTGCTCCTTGATTACTCGCTTGCGTCCTGCTTGACTAACTTTAAAAGTGCAACTGTGCATGGCAAGAAGTTGACTGTGAGCTTTGACCAAACCATCCTGCTTGACACTCCAACACTTTTTGTGCAAGTTGCGGTATACAAAAACAGGGCGATTATAGTCTATCTTGTATCGAGGTTCATCCTTAATCATGACTTTAGTATGACAGATTTTTGCGTGCTGTCAACACTTTTTTAAAAATAGTTGTATCTTGTTGCGGTTCAATGACTTAGGCGAAACTGCCTAGGCGATTTTCGCGCAACTCGTTGATATTCAACAACTTATATCATTTTTAATTTTTATTCTAATTTTACAAATTTTATTGTGTTTTTGTGTTTATTGTTTTTTTGGTTGTTGTTATTTGTACCTATGTATTTGGCATTGTATTATTTGTTATTTGGTTATTTCGTATTTGGGTTTCTACCATTCACGAATGTCATTGATCATTCTGATGAAACCTACGACGCTGCTGATTATTATTATTGTTGTGATGTCCAAAGGTTAAACGGTCTTCGAGTATTGTTTCCAAATTTCAAGATCAAGATCAGTGACAGTTTTGCCGAGTTGGCGAGCAATGTTTTTAAAGATGTTCGCGAAATAGTGATAGGTGTTCTCGTTGCTCGGCGTGCTCTTTGGAGCGTCGACATAACCTTGATCGCGAAGAAAACGCAGGATGTGTGTGTCGAGCATTGGTTCATCGAAATCCTCGCGACTATGTGAAAGAAAGAATCGTGCTGTCTTGAGACCTATGCCAGGAACCTGTAGTAAACGATTGAGAGTAACAGTCTGAAGGTCTTTGATTTTAGACACAGCAACATAGGAGTTGTAACGCTGAGCATATGGAGATAGTTTTGCCCAATGCATGATCTCGTTGAGTCGCCCGAGTTTAATCAATTTTCTAATACAATTAAATGGACTTGTTTCTTTTGTTATATCTTTTGCTCTTTCAATGAATACTTCTAATTTAGGTGCTTCTATTGCAGATTTTTTACCTGCTACATTAATACAAAATAAAATAAATTCTTCTAATTCGTATTGTGTTCTGTTATAGTTTGTTACTTTGGCTGGATTAATCATAATAATTTTTGTTTATGGTTATTGTGCAATGTGAAGTGCTGTGCGAAGATTATCGCAATCTTTACCGCAAAGAAATACTTCTCGGCAATAATCTAAATTTTCTCGTTCGACTCGCTCGATGGTTTCGATTGCTTGATAAGCATGAACTCGTTCGCGAGGAAGTCCGCCCCATTTGATAACCACTTTCATGTGTGGAAAATGTTCGGCAATCTCGGCGAGTTGCTCTTTGTTGATGTATCCGTAGTTGGCAAGAATTTGTTTCAATGTGTTCATGTATACAAGTATGCCAGATATCATGGATTTGTCAAGTCCAAAAAAATCCCGCCCGACACTAGCATGGGATGGTGGAGGGAAACTAGCATCGAACGGGATCAAGTATGATTAAGAAATAGATGTGGGAAGGGATTCCTGTATACCCTCAAGTTTTCGGCGTGAACAGCAGTTCTATGATTACCTACTTCCTACTACGATTAGACTTGGTATTGTCCTGCCTCAGACATTTGCCCATCAGCACTCCACCACAGAGAATCGCGTACCTTAACTCGCTCACGACGAGTTTGTTCAGTCACCCACAGGAGATCTCCGTCGAGAATCTCCAAATTCTAAAAAATGTAAAAGATCAATTATTTTATTTGATTGAGTTTTGTTCTCAAATTTATGTATATATTATACTATATTATTTGTTATTTGTCAAGAGTTATTTTGTTATTTGATGTTCTATTTATTCGCAATAGGTCTTGTTGTATTTGTTGTATATAATTGTATTTGCTTGATGCGGTCATGCTTAGTTCTCCGTTGGTTTTTTCGGTCATGTGGAGAAGATCAGTGATATGCTCATCTAACTTCGCGAGTTTAACATAAACATATTCTTTTGTGGTTAACTCATTACGAAGCTCTTGCTCTGTTGCAAAAATAGATGCTTTAGGAGATAGTGATTTAATCATAATATTTTACTAAGTTTATTTAAGTTTTTTTTATTTGCTTTTAACCAAGAATAAGTTTGAGCAAGATCAGAAAGAGATTTCTTTTTTGTGCCACAATTATTGTATTTTGGTAAATAATCTAAAATAAATTTTTTCTCTGTTTCATTAATCCAAACTGCATAAGGGCTTGGTTCAGGTCTGCGGAGAGATGGTTTGTTCCCTAACCTTCTGCTGAAAGGCTTTTTAACCCACTCTGAATTAAGATAAGTTTTATGCTTTTGCCTCCAAGCTTCTGCCTTCTTTTCTACTTGGCTCGGAGGAAGTAAATAGTAAATTTTACTAAAATCTTTATTTGATTGATGTGCTCCAACTCTTTGGAGTAAATTTCCTGTTGATCCAACATAAACAACCTCATCGTCTTCTGAAACTAAAAAGTAAACGCAACTAAATTCTTCGGCTTCTCCTTTAAATCTTCTTAGTCTGCCAATCTTTTTAATTGATTGTCTGAACTGAGGCTTGATTGTTCTAATGAATTCTTCTGTTAATGTTATCATATTATTTATCTTGTTTTATCATGCAAAATGATATTGTATTAATAATTTTATTTTATTAAGTGTGTGAAATACAAAATTTGCATCTTTTACCATGCAAAAAATGATCTTCTACCAAGTCTCGCTTTGCTACGCTCGATCCTTGCCAAGCGTTCAGCGTCTGCTTTTTGTGCCAACATAGTAGAATAATAAATACTATCCTCGGCAATTGATCCGAAATTCGCAAACTTGCCTTGCCTGTTCGCAGGGGTATGTTTGCCACTTTTAATGTCTGCCATTACTTGGCTTGCTCGTGCATTTTTCGCAATACTCATAATTTTATTTATTTTTGTGTTTTATTATTTTGCAACCTATTGTTATTGTTAGAGTCAATGCCAACAAAGAAAGTGCGATCATCATGATGCTTATCTCTTGGTTGGTCATATCTTATACTATATCAGATCAAGAATGTATGTCAAGTCTTTTTTAATTGCCCGAAATGAATCCATAAACAGGAAGGCTGAATTCATGGTCGAACATACCAACTTCGTCCCATCCATAAAGAACGAGTGCTTGGTCGAGGTCATCCTGCATCAAGTCTTTTCTGTCGATTACTGCAAGTTCTGAACCCACAGGAATCATTCCGTTTTCGTCGCGTAAGTTTATTTCTTTGAATTTCATAATATCAAGTATGGCAGATTACAATGTGTTGTCAAGCCTTTTTTTGTTGAACTTGCTTTTTCCGCCGAATGCCCCTGTTCTAGTGGCTTGTCCGCCCTTTGTTCCGACTTTGCCCTTGCCCATTTTCTTTTTGCCGATTAAATATTTATTTGGGTTTATTTGCTTCATAATTTTGTATAATTAAGTTATTTATTTCTTAGTATTTGAGCAATTAATATTAGTGTTTCATTTATTTTATTTAACTCTACTCTTATATCATCTTTGTATCCATTTGCAATAGATATTTGTTCTTTTATTTTGTCTAGTTCTTTCGCAATTTGTTTCATTATTTAATAAATTATTTTGTATAATTAAATGTGTCGATGTTTTTGTGTTTCTTCGACATATATTATTGTTGTGTCGATTTGCTGTACATAAATTCGGGGCTATCTGTCCACATACCCTTGGCATATTTGCCGTTGTTGGTTTTTTTGTTTATTTCATCTTTTATTTTGTTCAATTCGCCGCAATCTTTATTTGATTCTTTTTTATTTGCAATTATTTGATTCATTTTGTCTAGCAAATTATCTATTTCTCTTCGTGTGTGCATGATATATTATTTTTTAGTTAATTTTATTAAATATTTCTTTAAATTGCGTGCTTCTGTTAATGCTCTTTCTGAATTATCATTGTCAAGAAAGAATTTTATTGTGTCATTCGAGGTCAATACTTCTTGCATCTCTTGATTATCAAAGGATTCTATATTTTGCTCTATCAATTGTATAATCTCATAGGTCAAAATCAATGCTTCCTCCATATTTGGATCATCATCTTCCATTATTTGGTTATTTCGTGGAGATATTTTAGTGTTTGCCGTGCTTCCCACATGGCTTTTGCCTCGTCGCCCAATTGAATACAAAAATTCATGCTATTATTGTGCAAGTTTAATGTTTGTGCCTGTTCATCAGTTAGTTCCTTTATCTTGTTTTGGAATATTTCACATATTTCGCCACTTATTTTTTGCAATTCAGTCATTTTGTTTTATTTTTTTTATTATATCTATATTTTTTTCAAATTCTTTAATCTCAATTGTCTTTGGTTGCATTTTTAATATTTTTTCTTGTGCATTTAATGCTTTTTCTATGATTAAATCTATTTTATCATCAGAAAATCCTTTTTCTTTTAATGCTTTTCTTATTTCTTCGGGTGTTTGTTTCATAATATACTATATACTATAAGATACATACATGAGAATGTCAACAATAAAATGAAATATAATGTAAAACCTTATAAATCAATGACTTGTATTATAATTATCTGAAAAAGGTTGGAAATCCGTGACTATTTCGCTCATCCAAGGCAATCTTCTGCGATTCGGTCTGCTTGGTTGAGGATGTGATCCTCTTGATCCGCCTTATTTGATAAAATATTTTGTGAAATTGTCTCGCCATATTGTGTGTTAATTGTATTAATTTTTTCATTTAATTGATTTATTTTATTTTGTAACTCTTTTATTGTATTTATTTCATCATCATTTGTCAAACAATGCTCTACCAATTTCTTTAAACAATAATCTAATGTACTAGAATAACATATTAAATGCCATTTATATTGTACTTTATTGCATGAATTATTTTGTGCAATTGCGATGTCACCCTGCTTGCCGTTCCTGCCATAAGGATTTTTTGCTTTTTGTTTTATTTTTTTCTGCTCAACACACAAATTTAAATTATCATATCTTCTTATTCTGTATTCTCCTATTGTAATTTGCATTTTTTTATTTTTTTATTTTTTGTTTTTGAAATATAATTGAATCTATTATTTTATATATTTAAGTCGCGTACTCCCTAATAACCCATTTTAACCCACTTTACTCCACACACTATTTTTATATTTTATAGTAGTAAATGATATATATATTAATCTATTAGTGGTTATTGATTGTATTGTATTATCTATATATTCTAGTATATGTATGATATATGTTGGTTGTATAGTTTTTTATATGTTGTTAAACAAATACTATTCATAATCACGAAAACCGATAGCATAAGGAAAGCGTGGAATTCCATCGGGAGTCAGTTGGAAAAACTTGATGGTTGCCAATTTACCAATATAATCTTTGCGATTATCGTAGATTTCCTTGAGGTAATCAAATGAACCCTTGATGTTGCTATTGAATGTCTTTTTGGTTGTCTCGCAGTAGCAAACAAGATGTTTCGCAGTTCCACTACGATTACCATTTCCAACATCAATATCCACAACACGATATTCTGCATCCACAAATTCTTTTCTTTTCAATAAAGATGTGCTACGCTTGTTTTCGTAACTAGATAATGATTTGCGAACCATCTGACCTTCGTATCCTTGTTCAAGATACTGACCATATAAATCATCTAAATTTCCTTTACTATAAACTTCCAATGTTTCAACCAATACAATGTGTTTGTTTTGTGTTAGATGTGCTTTCAGTTCATCCATTCTATGGTCAAATGATTGTTTTTCATTTATTGTATCATTTATTCTTGGTGCATCATATACATGATATTGTATTGTATCTTCTGCTTCAGCTAATCTTTCTTTGTATTCTGCGACTTTCTTATCAAATGCTTTATCGGTCATCTTGTCTGACTTGATTGGTTTTTGCTTGCGAACAAGTGATGTTATCTTGTTAAAGTTGTCTCGCAAATCGTGATTGTATAGTTCACCATCTAGAATAGCCTTTGGATAAGCGAGAAAGAACCCATTTAGGCTTTTGAGGATGTGAGGAATACACTCTATCTCCTTGCCATTGCGAGTTCTTCCTATGAGCGTATCGCCCTCTTTGCGTACAATGCAACGAATACCATCAAGTTTTGGTTGCGAGAAAACAGGATACTTGCCAACCAATTCATCTTGTCGATCTTTGAAATTGTGTGCAAGCATTGGTTCATAGAACTTTTTTTTCTGTGCATCTATCTCATCAAGAGCATATCCACTATCCAACTTTTTTTGAAATTTGGCTTGGGCTTGCAACTCTGCTTGCTCTTCGGGAGTTGTTTCGTTGCTTCTGCCAACATTCTTGGCAATTGTGGTTGTTGCCTTGTCGGTAGTCTTTTTACCATCCACAAGACCCTTGACTGCATAAAATGATGCACCATCAATGTGCATTGTCCATTCACGCAATTTGCCTTTAGTGTCGATTTTATATAATGTCTGCAATTTCTTTGTCATGTTTAATATACTAGACCATTAGTTGTGATGTGTCAATACTATTTTTAAATTAATTTCTGCAAAATGTTTAATTCTTTGAATCCCAAGTGTTTAGATAGATATACGCAAAAATCTATGATATTAGCACGATCTGAAAATTCGATGCCATGCCTTATATAATCTACGACTTGAGCATATTGTCCATCTTGCCAACGCTCGGTCAATTGCAAAAATAAATTAGTTTGATTGTCTTCTGCGTTGTTGTGCATCTCTGACCTTTTGAGTGACCATCACTCCCTTGTTGGTGAACGACTCAACAAGAGGTTTTGCTCCTGTATGTGATGTCAACTTGGTTTTCTTGTGCAGAATGCCATGCTTGGCTTGATCTGCGATTCCTCTTTCTCGTGCTTTCTTTCCCATAATTATATTGTTTTTCTTGTTTAATTAACTTGTGACTCTGCCCAAGGAAAATCCTCAATTGAATCTAAAACTTCATTCAGACAACTCAACTCGGCAATGTATGCTTGCTCGGTTTCTTGGCAATTTGTGTGTGCATGAGCGAGGAAATTCATACGCTCATAGATTTTATTTATTATTTCTTGCATTTATTTTTTTCTCCATCTTGATTGGTTTAGTGAAAGTTTGATAGTTTTAAAATTCAAATATACATGATTTAATGTATTTAAATAATTAGTGTTTTTGTTTAAGTAGTCAATCATGTTTCTTTCTGAATGAAATCCTATGATCTTTTCCTCGTTGTTGATTGTATGAGATATGTTGTATTTAAACTTCAAGTTTCTTGCGTTTCATTTTGTCGGCAAATGTTCTTGCGTTATGTTTAATATAGCATTTTTCGCCATCCTCGTCAAGTTTATTATAAGCAATTGCGAAACCCAAGTCTTTAAGGGATTGTAGGTCAACCTCATCAAGACTCTTTCTGCGAGCAAGATTCTCTATTGCTTCTGCATGACTCGATGTGACCACAAATAAAGGATTTCTTCTATTCTTTAATTTTTTTTCTTCAACTAAAATTTCGTCTTTCATAATTGGTAATTCTAAACTTTGTCTAATGCAACCTTCTATTATCGAATAATCTCGCATTGTTCTTGACTCATTAATTGTTTGATTTGGTCTTGAGTTTGACTCAAATAATCTGTATCTTGTGTTATTGTTGATATGCCATAATTATACCATATATCACATATCATGTCAATGTTTTTATCATCGGCTTTTACTATAAAATGATTCCAACATCTTTCTCCATTATCAGTTTGCGTTTCTATCCATTCGATATTTAAGCCATAAGGAAAATACATTAAATTATAATCTAACGCAAATTTTCGTGCAACTGAAACAAAACTTCCTTCTGTTTGATGACATTCATAATAGTTTGAATCATTGCCCCAAGACTCACAAACGCTAATGCGAAATTGAAAACTATCTTTTATAGCAACATCTTCTTTTTCCCAATATCTTAATTCCTCGTCTCCATGCTCTATTAATTCAACGCTATATTCTTTGCCATACCATTTCATGTGAGACATGATCTTCTTGCTAGAATAAACCAATGTCTTAAACTCCTCAAGGAGATCATTATTAGATTTAGCGGTTTGTTTTGTTCTTCTAAAAGTTACTGATAGTCCTTCGCCACTCATCTTTTACTCTCCTCTAATATATTTCCCAAACTCATCATTATCCATGTTTGATGTTCCACCAAGAGGATTGCAGGAAGAAACCTTTGCTCCCTCTTTCCATGCCGTGCTAATCATATAGTCTTCGTCTAATTGTGCGAAAGCAATCTCTTGTGCTTCACTTGCTGAATCTGCTTCGATTGTATAAGTGCGATAAGTTGTGCTTTCAATTTCTACTTCAAATGTTTTGTTCATAATTAAAGAATAAGGTAAATCCTAGTGCTTGTCAAGCATTATTCTTCTGTATTTGCGATTATCAGCATGAACAATAAAACAAGAACGCAACCAAGTATAACGCTCATTGCTTGAAATATTTCGGGTAATTGTATCATTTTTTTATTTCTTTTAATTTACATCTTTTTGCGTAAGCAATATCTGACTCTTGATTTGAAAGTAGTATTGTATCTGATTTAATGAAAATTCTCATGCAACTAAGTCTAGGAATTCTCCATTTTTGGTTGGAACAACAACCTCAACAAGAAAATCTCGCAATGCTTCTGTGATCTGAATCATTTCGTGAAATTCATCAAAATCTAAACTATTTGCATCTCCTTGTCCACCATAGCACATACGATAACCTTCTCGCAATGGAGTGACATTTCCACTCGCTTGCTTGGTATAATTACCATTGCTATCTGCAACCCACTTGTAAGTCTGATGAAAAGAATTAAGATAAACTAAAATGTCGAGCCTACCTTTTTGGTTGCCAACACTATCTAGTCTCTCTGTGCAGTCAATAAAGTCGATATTGAATGATGGATACTCACTCTTGGCATCTTTCATTTGAACCATAACTCCATTATAGTTTTCGCAACCATGAAAAGTTTCTACCTTACCTTGCCAATTTTTGGATGTAATTAACCTACCTTTGGTTCGCTTGCACATCTTTTGGTCACGATCACCCTTGCTACTCCAAGATAAAATGTTTTCACTTGGCACAACTTTTTTAATCAAGTTGTTGCTTTTAAATACTACATTCTGTGGACTCCATGTTTTCCACGCAATTTGCTTGTGATTAAAATAATTCATTTTTTTATTCAATTAGTTTTGGTTTTTTTGATTTATTCTTGTGATGTTATATTCTTCTTCTGTTGTGAAAGGATATTTATCTAAAAATTCTTGTTTGCTTAATTCATCGAAATCGAGCATCTTGTTTTGATCTTGCATGAAATCGTGCGATTCATCTTGTTGAATTGTTTCATCCCACATTTTCACATCGTCGGCAACCCAATCCAAAAAATCATGCAATAAAGTGACTGCTTCTAGTGTCTCTTGATTGTTTTCGCCCAAAGCACTTGCTTCTGCTTCGTTCAATACAAGTTCTATTGCAGTTCTTAATTCCATTAGTCTTCGCTTGTTCCGATAACTAATAATTTAACATCTTCGCCTTCACCTGTCAAGCCAAAATGAGAAACAATCTCGCCATATATTGCTCCATCTTCGGGGGCAATGCTAACCCATGCACAATCTTGTGCTTCGCCATCTTCAGATGCAGTAATCAAGTCCCAACCATAGTCACTCAATGTTTCTTTTTGCTTTTTTGTTAATTTCATAATTAATTTTGTTTAATAATTTTCTTTCCATACTTCATCAAATCCAACCAATACTTCGGTATCTCCACCGATATAATCTCCATCGAATCCATTTTTGTTTTCAACTATCAATGCTCCTCTTGATTGAATCTGTTTTACTTTCCCACATTGTTCAATGTCGCATTTAAATCCAACATAATCGCCAACATTTACTTCAAAAGTTTCTTCCCATTTATTAGTAATTTTCATTCTATAAAGTTTTCTACATTTACATGAAATAATTCTTCATCTTTATCCATAATAGCACAAAGGTCATCATAGACATAATTCATCAAATCATCTAAGTCCATATCGTCTACAATTTTTTGTGCAACTAACTCTATATTATCATCTGTATAATTCATAAATCCCATTCTCCATTTTGTACATTATCTATATCTTGCATTGCTTTGTTGTATGCAGTTGAATCAGTATGTCCATCTTCAATCTCCTCATCAAATAATTCAAGAATATCATTTGCATAATCTAATTTAATAATTTTCTTTATATACTAATCTTTGTAATTCTTCGTATAGCATCTTTCTGTATGTTTTTTGCATAACTATAAGTATGAACTATGATTTAATCTTTGTCAACACCAAAAATGCTATTCCATTCATCTTTAATTTCAATGTCGGGAATTTCATTTAGTCCTTGCACTCCATCCAATAAAATTTCAATAATTTGACCTGTATTCATGTTCATTGCGTCTTGTTCGGCAAGATCATAACGCATATCGTCAATCGTTGGTTCACCTTCTCGACTCTGAAATTCAGTTGTTCTCATCGCTAAATGCATCTAATTTTTCGTATAATTGGTCTATTGTGTTTTCTAAGTTAGAAATATATTTTATTTCGTTAGGTTCTCTGACATACATAAACTCAAGTTCCATTTCCAAGTCTCTGATATGTTTCTTGAGATCGTTAATTTCCTCTTCTTGTTCTTGAACTTTCATCAAAATATCAAAATTCATTAGAAAATAAATTCATCATACATGAAAATAGGTTTGTTGTGGTTGTTCATGCCGTTGAATGTTCCAAGAGTATTATACTCAAACCATTCTAATGCTTCATCTTCATTCATACCATCTTCATCCATTAATGCACGAATGATCTTGGTGATCGAATAAACAAGTCTGCAATCAATATCACTACCGATAATCGCACGATTAAAGGTTGATCGAGGCTCAAGAACAATTGCATCTTCATTGATGTCTGATAATTCTTCTAGGATTTCATCTCCACGAGTAAGTTCTGCTTGTATTTTTTTAGTCATGTTAATATCCTATTGTACTTCTGCGAGATTGTCAACAACTAAATTCATGCAATCTGATAATGGCGAATCTTCTTCGACATTCTTGATGTGAACGCTGATTCTATCATTGTATTCTGTATCGTCAGTTGGAATAAAGTTGAATGTAGAAATTTCTCCGTTCAATAAACTTTGAATTTCTTCGTGCGTTAATCCTAATTGTATATTATATTCTTTCATGTTATTGTGGAAATACTAATTGTATTCTTTCAAATGGTCTATCTGCAACAGGCAAGTGTTTGTTGACTATGCTTTGAAGAGTCTCAACTTGTTCGTGCAGATCATTCCAATCTGATTCTCCGTATTCATCTCTCACATGGTCAATCAACATATAATGTTCCATGCAATCCAACACATTTTGTAATGCAATTAATTGTTTGTCTGATAATTTCATAATTTTATCTCTCCAAGCAGTAACTCCAATAGCGAGAATTTCTTCTGCCTTGAACCTTGTTCCAATACATTTCTCTTGCAACATTCGGGGAAATTCTATGCTTGTCGCATCGTGCGATCCACTCGTTCTCCATGCGTTGATACTCTTTGAGAGTGTTTGCGTGACCTTTCTTGAGATCGTGACCCATGAAACGCAACAGGTGAACATCCAAGCAACAAAGTTGTGCTTCAGTCGGATAACTCAACGCAAGAGCATAAGTGGTTTTTGCGTTACCTAACCCATAAATTTTTCCAATTAAACGATTGCGACATTCTTGCCATGTCTCATCATCTTGCTTCTTGAATTGATCGGGATTCTCACGAAACTTGGTTGCCAAGTCCCATAATCCACGCTCTCTACGCTCGTACAAGCCGACTCTCGCTTTGACAATCATCTCTTTTAGTTTGTCCTTGGAGATAGTCCAAGAAAGATCGCTCATGGCAATCTCGTAGCCTCGCACATTACTTTCCCAAGTGGTATGCACACTCATAATGGCAAACACCCAACGAGCAAACATTTCCGAATCGTCTTTGGGAATCAAGTCAGTCCAATACTCTTGCTCTGCATGAACTGCACCGAGTTTAAGGTTATTGAAGAAACGATCTACATCCTTGAGGGGATCAACCTGCTTCTCCTGCTTTGCAACTTCAACCAAATCGTTGATTGGAGCGATAGCGTTCTCTAATAATAATACTTGTTTGTTCAATGTGTTTTCTGCAATGTTCATGTTTATAAGTATGACAGGTTATTGGTTAATGTCAATGATTTTTTTCAAGAAAATTAATTTTGTTATAATGCTTTGTTTATCAATGTTTTGTGTTATCATATTAAATGAGTGCGAAATCAAATACAACAGGTTTTCCTTTTAGCATACCGCAATTTTGCTTGTAAATGTCGAGGTCATGGCAACGATCATTTCCTAGAATCGAATGAATTTTTTTGTGTGCTTGTGCGTTCTGCTTGGTATTTGCCCTGTCTTGGATTACTATTTGATTGTCGATATAGTATGGTTGTATATAAAATTTTTTTAAATCACTTGGCAACTCCGCAAATTCATCGTTGAGGGATTCGGCAATTTTAATTACATAACCTAATTTATTTTTGGAGTAAACTGATTTGTAACTACCATCACCGATTTTTAAAAACCCTCTAACGATAATTTGCTGAACGAATTTTTCGATACATTTATCGAGTTCCAAGTAAAGATTCAACATCTTCGACTTGGTTAATCTCATGTTTACGAGATTCCAATAAGAGTATCGTGAATCATGTGTCGAGTCTTGTAGTCTAGTATTCTACCTTCTTCGTCTTGGGGGAGATCGCTTAATGCTTCTTGGAAGTCAAGATTTAAGACTTCACAGATACAAGCGATCTTCCGATAGATTCCAATTTCTTTGTATTTTAATATTGCCCAAATTGAATCGACTTGAGCCTCGTTCGCTTGAGTGATTTGGTCAAGCAATTTTACATCAGTTGTAGTGTTATTCATAATATTTTTTTGTTAAATTAAATTATAAGGATGGTTCTACTCTCCACATTGATCTTGGAGAACCAAAGTCTTCACATACATAATAATCTAGTTCTTTGACAATGTCAAGAATTTCTCCACAACTCAATTCAGAACCTTTCATTCTGCTTTGAATTTGCTTTAAAGTTGGATAGTCTCCATCTTCGTGCTTGTTTTCGATGTAATTTCTTATCGCAAGATATTCTAAATCTTGTTGTTCGTCATCACAAGAACAAGAGTCGCATTCTCCATAGCATCCCTCGTCATCATAATCTTCTGTATCCAACTCGTCATCGCTTCCGTATATGGGCTTGTTTGCCTCGTAGACAGGCTTGAAAAGTTCGGTACGAGTATCAGTAATGTCTGAAATTACCTTGTACTTGCTAACTCGTAGTTTTTGAAAATCGCAATCAGTAGGAACGCTAACTGCATCAGCAGGATCAAATTGTACGACAAGTAATTTGCCGTTTTCTCCTGCCCAATTGTTTGCATAGTCATAACTACCAACATGAAGACCAAAAGAGCAATGATTGTTTTTATTGTCATCAACGCATCTACGAGCAACCTCGATAGTCTCGCCAACTCCATTAAAAATTTGATGGCGTTCGTTGGTTTTGCCTTGCACCACAATCGTATCTGCATTGCCTGTTTGTGACCAATAATCACCTTGAACACCTTTGTAGCCAAGCACCATGCCGTCTTCATCATTCGGCAATGCTCTGTAACTCAAAAAGGTGTACAATTCGTTGACGCTATTGGCACTTGGGTTGGCTTGCAGTCGAGTGATAAAGTTGACGAGAGGAGCAGAGTCTTTCATTCCGCTTCGTAGCATATCTATCAACTTGTCAACAACAACACCATGCAATCGATGACCCTTGTAGTAAACAACTTCGTCACGAACTTCGATGTCTCCCTCGATGAAATTTTCTATCGATTTCTTGATGTCAATCAAGTTCCCAAGATCATCATATCGTGCATCAAAAATGGCTTTCTTTGCCAACTCGTAATTTGCGTGATCTTTACGAATTGTATATGGTTTACCTTCCCAAAAGATGGTAATTGAATTTTCGCTTATTGTATATGGTACTTTGTTCATAATATATAATATATTCTATTTTGTTTGTTTTGTCAAGTTAATTTTAAGATGATATGTAATCAAGTATATCTTGGAAAATTTTCTTTTGATCTTGACCATAAGAATTTACACTATTTGATACATATTTTAACATTGGATATGAGTCGTTGATTGAGTCAATATCCTGCTTGAATTGTTTGGGTGAGAATCCACTATCAAGATTAAATTCAAGCCAATCTTTCTCTCCGTTGGTAGCAAGATAGTTGACGAAAATTTTGCAATGATTATTTATGTCATTGTTCACAATAGAATTAATGTCATCTTTCAGTTTTGAAAATAAATGGTTCTTGCCTAGATTGAGCGAGTCAAAATGATCTGACGAGAAAATTCGTGCAATTCCATAACGCAACTCTGAGATTTCATTTCTGAATGGAGAGTTGTTCACAAGATTTAACTTGTATGCTTGCTTGGCTTTAACTACATTGTTTTTTAAGTAAGATTGAATGAATTGCTTGTAAACATCAATGAATGAAATCCAAGAATCTTTGTCTAATTTCGAGACATCGCCACTACGCACTCCAAATAATCTAAAAGATTTTTCTTGCGAATTAGAAGACATTGTTCTTACAAGAGAAGACTTTTTTGATATAGATTCAAGATCGTGATCTTCAATATCTATCTTGTAGTTTTTAATGGGAACATAAACAAATTTTCCATCAATTAAACCTTTTGCATTTTTCTTGCCCTGCAAAGCAGAAATGTCTTCGGTGACATTTTTCCAATAGTCAGCATTTCTCCAACGAGTGCCGTCCGTTATCATTTCGAATAACTGAATATCTGCTCGACTGCCATTGCTTTTGCGTACTCCATTACGCAATGGTTTTTGCTTTTCTACTTTTGATGAATAGCGTAAATGTTTTTTGTCTACACGATCAAAATGCCAATCATTTTTCATAACTGATCTTGCAGATTTATCTTTTGCAAAAATAGTATAAACAACTTGCAAGTCGGGGTTCTCGGTAAATAAAGTTCTTGCCCTAAGATTGTTACCATGAGAAGATTCAATATCTTGAATCATAATCAAGCAATTATCTTGACAAATTAATCTATGCGTTTTGTTGCTACGCACACGAAAACCATCTCTTGCATTTGAGTCTGATTCTCTATCTGTTTGCGTGATGATTAAATCTTCATGCATACCATGAGGACGATGAAAAGCAGAGGAACTTATTGATATACCTTTCCATGCAAAAGAATTCTGAAATGCTCGTTGCAAAGTGCTTGGCAAAGAATTTACGATCTTTGCATGATTTGACTTTGCTTCAAATAAATCTTCAGAATCTGCAAGTTTTTCTCTTGCTAATTCTTGAATTTCCTTGACCGATTCAACCATCAACTGCACAATAAATTTTTGTGTTGGCTTGTTGTACTCCAAGGACTCTCGACTATGATGTAATTTAACGCAACCAAGAGGTACTCGTAGGTAAAAATTGCTATCCTGCAAGAGCGATTCTATTGTAGCAATAATTCGATCATCCTGCACATAATTCTTCACATCTATCGCACTAGAATTGATGGGATAAGATACTCTGCCCATGATGATGTTTGCATTAGAATTGTGTCGATAATAATACGAAGATTCGTGTTCAATAAAGAACCAATCTTCATTTTTACTTTCAAGTAAAATTTTCGGAGTGCTTATGAAACCTTCTTCTGCACCAAGAAACTTGGGCATATCTTTTTGCGGAAAGAATTTAAAGAATTTCTTACAAAGTTTTCTAAAGTTATCTATATCCAAGTCTGAAATTGCGACTTCGATACTTAAACCTGTTGGTTCAGATGATGATTCTTCATGCAACTTGACAATCTTGGTATCATCATGCTCGTCAACGAAAATATTGTATGAAGTTTTTGTTCCTTGATGAAAAGATACGCAAGTAAAATTGTCTCCGTATGAAAGAGGAGCAAACTTGCCAATACCAAATGCACCAATATAGTTGTTGGAACTTCGCTTGGTTGACTTGCCGTACTTGGAGTATAAACCAAAAACATCTTCTTGACTAAGACCATTGCCAAAATCACGAACGCAAAAGTTTGTGTTCATTTTGCTTGGCAAGGTTACTTCAATCTTTCGCTTGGAATTTGCTTCTAGGTTTGCATCAAGAGCATTCGCACTAATCTCTCTGATAACTGCTAATTGAGTGTCTGAATAGTTGTTTCGCAAGAGTGAGGCAACATAACGCATATCTTCTGCATCTATGGTGCAATTTACTGAATCGAAATCGTGAGATGTTACAACTTTGTTTTGTTTGTTTTCTGCAATAATCATAATTTTTATGGTTTGTGTTTTTTAAGTAAGAATATAGTATCTCATATATTCGGATGTATGTCAAGTGTTTTTTTTAAATTGGGCAATTTTCTTTGAGTTGTTCGCACAATCGCTGAATTTTGTGAAGACAAGTGAGTTCATAGATCATCATTGATTCTTCTTCTTGTGTGGTGATTGGATAATTTTCAATCTCTAAAATTTTTTGTTCAATTAAGTCTGTTACTTCGTTCATGTGTATTATTGAGTTTATTAAAATTGCATGATATGTCAAGCATTTTGTTGTGTTATTGGTGGAAAATTAGTATTTATATACTTAAACAATTATTTTGCATCTTTTATCATGCTTTTACTGCAATCTTCCTCCTGCATCTAATACATTACGCAAGCAACTCGACTGCCCACTACGAGAAGTGACCGACTTGGCTTTGTTGAAAGCGTCTTCACTTGCGTACTGCACCAAAATTGGAGTGCTTTTATCTAAATATACCATCATGCCCTTGCGAGGCTTTGAGGCTAACTCTCTTTCATGCTTCGCAATCGAAGCTTTCATGTCTGCAATAAAATCAATCATGCCATAAGTTTACAAAAATTTCTTGAGCTTGTCAAGCTTTTTCTGTAAATCATTGATCTTCAAGTATTTCGGATAACTTTTTGTCGAACAACTTTGCCAATTTTTCTTGGGCATCTGCGAATCCCTTGTTGTATCCATCTTGCCATAACTCAACATCTTTTTTTGTGCGATTAAGTTTGGAAGATTCTTCTTTACCTCGCTCGTAGTAAATATGCTCTGTTATAGTTTCATCCATTTTTGAGTTCATCTATCTTATTTAATACCTCGCTTTCGTTAATCCATTTATTTGCGTATGGACATTTTCTTTCTAGTTTTATTATTTCTATACTCCATTGTTTTGAGTCCATCATTTCTATTTGAAATTTTAATGCTTCGATTGCGTTGTGTGCAAGATAATAATGATAGTTGTGACCCATAGAGTTATTACTTATATATTCCAAGCGAAACTCAAACAATCTATCCTCATCCGAAATTTTCGCACTCACTACACATCATCCTTTTCCCAACCTAAATAATCCAATAACCAATTGCCGAAATCTTTTAGATCATAAAAAAATCTATCTTGATTATCTTGGGTCAACCAAAATTGTGCTTGATCGATCAAAAGTTGATGCCTAAATTGAACTTGTTCTAATTGTTCAACACTCAATTCATCTCCTATATTTTCATACATAAGATCGATTGCTTGAATCGTTTTTTGTATTCTTTTTTCATACTCAAATTGATCGAACATATTTACTCTCCTGTCATTGCTAATTCTAAAACATCAACAACATATTTGTCAAGTCTTTTGTATAATTCTTCTGCAATATCTTCTCTCGCAGATTCACTTTGTAGGTTTATTTGTGAGTCTTTCAACTCTTCAAGAACTTGTAGTATTATTTGCTTCATTTCAATATCTTAACACAAAATAAAATATTTGTCAAGAATAAAATTATCCTGCATAATCATCAAACTCATCCGATTCGGGGTCAAAGATGGGAAAGAGGTAACTAGATTGGCTTCCATCTTCTTCTTCGACAAGCCCCTCGTATCTTATCTCTCCACCTGCTTCATGCCATAAGCCATTAACCATTATTTTCTCCCTAAAGATTGGAAAAAATGTTTTGTCCATGTGATATTGAACATATTTTTTACTCCTCTCTCCAATATCCATTATCGTAATCTTCCGTACATAAGGCTAAAGATTCCAAGTCATAAACAGATTGGGTCATTGTGGAAAAGCATCTGCGATCATTCATTTCTTGCCATATTTTTTGAATCACTTTATTTCGCTCGAATGTCCTTAAACTTGGACTAATTTCATCAACAATATTTTTCCAAAAACTATAAGAATTTCTTTTTCTTATTTGTTTTTTTGAGTGTTGTAATTGAATACCTTTATTTGTGAAGAAATCTTCTGTTTTTA